AAAGCAACCATGACAGATTGGTTTATGCAAGACAGCAGTAAGGGGTTTCAGTGGGTGTGTAATCGTGCCATGGAGTTAGCAGCGGAAAACAATCCACACCAACTCGACATGATACCGTATGATTGTTGGGGAGCAATCTACAAAGAGGGTGATTACACAATCATGCACAATCACTGGCCACACCTTTGGAGTTTTGTTTACTATGTCAACTGTCCAGAGGGGTCTGCTCCTTTAATATTTGATAGGTGTATTCATCCTAGCAAAGGTATCGAAAGAGTGTCTCCAAAGACTGGCCTCATGGTTATGTTTCCTGGCTGGGTTAATCATTCTGTTCCAAAACATATAGGTGAAGACCGTATTGTTGTAGCAGGAAACCTCACAATGAACCCATTTTCTCATCTTCAGACGTTAGAAAACCGTGGATTAGGTCAATGGCGTTCTGTTTATGGTAATAATGGAAATACTAAAAGACTTTAAAGTATAAATATCAGATGAAAAAATATAAAGTCGTAAAAATAGTTCAAGATTATTTGACGTATGAAGAAGCCTGTGACATCCTAGCAAATATGGAAGACGTTGGTGAGAAATATATTGATATTATAGAATACGATTTTGTTAGGCCAGAATATAAACGTATGGGTCGTGATCCAGATATTCATTAAAATGATTGTCTAAATACTCCTATAAGATTGGAGATATTTATGGCAGAATTGAAAAACTACATGGGCAAAGACGGATTTGTCTGGTTTATTGGTGTAGTTGAAGATAGAAATGATCCATTAGAGCTAGGAAGAGTTAGAGTTCGCTGTTTGGGGCACCACACAGACGATCTTTCTGCTATTCCTACTAGCTCTCTGCCGTGGGCACATGTCATGCATCCAACAACAGACCCAGCCATGCATGGTATGGGTATGACTCCTTCATTTCTTGTAGAAGGGTCATGGGTCTGTGGTTTTTGGAGAGATGTTGGTGACAATCAACAACCTGTTATTATAGGAACACTGCCTGGCATACCAGAAGCTTCTGGTGGGCGTGAAGAAACCTATAGTAAAGGATTCAATGATCCTAGACATAAAAATTCAACTCAAATTAATTCTACTGGCGGTAAAGATTATGCAATGCCATATGGAGATGAAACTTTTAACCCTATTGATAGGTTAGAAGATGTCGGTGGCAAGATAGAAGGTGATATATCAAGTAAAGTTCGTCCTGATTATGGTAAAGAGTCTTATGGACCATATCCACTAGGTGGATTTGTTAATGGTATCGATACCAGCGAAGGAGTTTTTTCAAGGCCATCTGGTCATACATTTGGTGAACCAGATACTAATCGTCTTGCAAGAGGTAGTGATCATGGAGTATTAACCGCAAAGGATAATAATACAACCCAAGACATTTTGCTCGCTAATTCTGACAGTAGTTGGAAAGAACCTCTTACAACTGATACTAATAAAAACAGCCGTCCACGATATGGTTCAAAGTATCCATATAATCATGTATTTGAATCAGAGAGTGGTCATATTAAAGAATATGATGATACGCCTGGTTCTGAGCGTATTCATGAATATCATACTGTTGGAACATTTTATGAAATTGATGCGGATGGAAATAAACAAACAAGAGTGGTGGGTGATAACTACGAAGTGATTGCAGGCTCTAATTACGTTAATATCAAAGGAACTGCAAACCTTACAATCGACTCCAACTGTAACACCTATATTAAAGGTGATTGGAATATTCAAGTTGATGGTAATGTAAATGAAGTTATTGGAGGAACACTTACACAAAGCGTTACAGGTGCTGTGTTAGAAACATATAATTCTTCTCTCAATACAAATATTTCTGGAACAACAGGAATTAAACATACTGATACGGCAACTTATCATTATGTTGGAGATTTCAAAGAGAAAATTGACTCAGACCATTATGTGGATAAAGAGGGTGGTAAAGTTGATCATACACATCCTGTATCTCCAGCAAGAACTAGTGGAACTGATGAAGTAAGTGGAACTGATGAAGTAGATGACTAGTAGGTGTATATAGAAATTGGTTAAGTGATTTTTATTCTTTAACATTCGTTATAAATACTAAAAACCACCTTGGAGTAGTAATGGCGACAGTAGAAAAAACATCAAGTTTCAAAGACCTAGATGCTTTAGTAGATTCTGAATCAACAAATGATTCTCTATTTTTTGTTCAAAAATATCGGGACTTGGATTTGTTTTTTACCAAAAGATCACGGGATAAGGATATTAATATTCTTACCAACGTAACTGCTGTTAAGAGATCAGTTCGTAATTTGGTTCTAACAAATTTTTATGAGAAACCTTTTCATCCAGAAATAGGTTGTGGAATTAGAGGACTGTTATTTGAGAACGCAAGTCCACTAACTTCTATTGCAATGTCTCAAGCTTGTAAAGATGTAATTATAAGTTATGAACCTAGAGTTAATAATGTTAGTGTTGAGGTTCGTCCAGACTTAGATCGAAACGCATATGATATGACTATAAGATTTACAATTTCAGATGCTCCAACGGAACTTGTTGAACTAAATGTGCTATTGGAGGTATTGTAGTGGCTGATAATCAGAAATTAGAAATATCAGGTTTAGACTTTGATACTGTCAAAGATAACTTGAAGACATATCTTAAAAATCAAGATCAATTTCTTGATTATGATTTTGAGGGGTCTGGAATTAGTGCTTTGCTTGATGTTCTTGCATATAATACACATTACCTTGGTTTCCATGCAAACATGTTGGCTAACGAAATGTTTATTGACAGTGCAGCTTTAAGGTCTAGTGTGGTTTCTCATGCTAATACTTTAGGATATGAAACACGATCTGTTAGAGCTCCAAGAGCAAAAGTTAATGTTTCTCTAAATGACATTACTTTAGCTACAGCAACAATGAATGCTGGTCAAGTGTTTACCACTACAATCGATAATATTGAATATCAATTCGTAACTGTTTCTGACTTTAGTGCTTCTCAAACAGGATCAGGAATTTTGTTTCAAGATATTCCAATTTATGAAGGAACATATATTACTGGAAGATATACAGTTGATAGCTCAAATATTAATCAAAGATTTTTACTAAATTCTAATAAAGCAGACACAACTACACTTTTAGTTCAAGTTCAAAATTCTTCTTCAGATACAACTACAGTTACTTACACTAAAGCTACTGATATTACACAACTAACTGGTAATAGTCCAGTATATTTCTTACAAGAAGTTGAGGGTGGTCAGTTTGAAGTGTATTTTGGTGATGGAGTTGTTAGTAAAAAACCTAGTGATGGTAATATTATTATATTAAGATATGTAGTCACTAATATTGCAGAAGCAAATGGTGCATTTGCTTTCACAAATTCTGGCGCAATTAATACAGTTGTTAATGTAACAACGACAACAACTGAACCTGCGATTGGTGGTGTTATAGCTGAAAGTATTCAATCGATAAAATTATCTGCTCCTTTAGATTACGCATCTCAAGGTCGATGTGTTACAACAAATGACTATAAAGTATTTGTTCAAAAACTATATCCTACTGCTACAGCAATTCAAGTGTTTGGTGGAGAAAATGGTTCATTTGATTCTAGTCTTGGGGTTGTTTCAACACCAGAATATGGTAAGGTATTTATTTCCGTAAGAAATAATCTTGGAACAAACTTAACTCCAGTTGAAAAAAGTGGTTTAGTAAGTCAACTTGGAAAATATACTGTTGCATCAATATCTCCTATAATAGTTGATCCAGATTTCCTTTACATTTTATTAACATGTAATTTTAAATATGATTCTTCAAAAACTGTTAAAACAAAAGATACTTTGGTTAATGAAGTAGTAAGCGTTATTGCAAATTATAATTCAACAGAATTGGTTAAATTTGATGCTGTATTACGTCATTCTAAATTGTTGCGAGTAATTGATAATACTGACAATTCAATTACAAGCAGTTCAGTTACTCCTAGACTTGCTCAATACTTTTCTCCAAAACTATTGGAAACAAAATCATATAACCTTTATTTAAACAATGCATTATACAATCCTCACATTGGTCACAATTCAGATGATGGTGGTATACTTACCTCAACAGGTTTTTATGTATCTGGAGAATATTCTACATTAGAACAATTTTTTGATGATGACGGAAGCGGAAATCTTAGACTGTATTATTTGACAGGTGCAGTTAGAAACTATACTAATTTAACAGCTGGAACAATTAACTATACTACTGGTTCTATTAATATTAAAAATATTGTTATAACTGCAATTTCTAACGTTGATGGAACAGTTTCCACTCGCATTCGTATTGTTGTTGTTCCAAGATCAAATGATATTGTTTCAGTAAGAAATCAAATATTAGAAATTGATACAATTAACACCAAGGTAACAGGTGCAGTCGATACTATTGCTGTCGGAGATGAAGGAGGTGCTGCTACATTCTCTGCTCCTTCGGCAACAGTAAACGCAACAGGAACGAGTTACTAAATCTATGGCCCCTTTCGATAGTGCATTACCAACAAAAATTTCACCTCTTATAGATGGTCAGGTTCCTGACCATATTCAAGCTGATCATCCTATATTTGTTGAGTTTTTAAAGCAATATTATAAATTTTTAGAATCTGCACAGATAACTATTGATGGAAATATTGATCAAGTTTTATTAGAAACATTAACACCAAGTTTTGTGGTGTTAGATGCAACAGATATATCAGGTTCTAATGGTGCAGATAAAATTGTCTTTGAAAGTGGTAGTGGAACAACTGGAAAATTTGTTGTAGGGGAAACAATCACTGGAACGACAAGTAAAGCTACTGCTAAAATTTTGGTCGATGATAATGAACAGCTGTTTATAACTGCAAACCAAAGATTTATTGAAGGTGAAACTATTACAGGTGGTACAAGTAGTGCTACATCAACTCTAAAAAAATATCGTGCAAACCCTGTACAAAATATTCAACAACTGTTAGAATATGCTAGTCCAGATAATACCGTTGATCATTTCCTTTCAGCGTTTAGAAATTCTTTTATGGAATCAATACCAACTTCTCTTGCAAGTGGAGTATCTAAACGAAATCTAATTAAACAGATTAGAGATATGTACGCAGCAAAGGGAACTTCAGAAGGACACAAACTTTTCTTCAGAGTGTTCCTTGGTCAAGAAGCAATCATTACATATCCAGCAAAGTATATGATGAGACTAAGTGATGGAAATTGGTCTAATCCTCTTGCTATTAGATGTACTTCTGATTCTGGCGGGGCAATTCCAAATGAGATGACTGGTCAAATTGTTACTGGTGCCTCATCTGGAACATCTGCTCAGATTATTTCAGTATCACAGTTTAATCAAGGAACGGATTCTGTTGTAGAATTTACTCTTAGAGAAGACAGCATTACAGGTTCTGGTTTTACTGCATCAGAAGTTATATCTGGAGTATCTACCTCTAAAGATACTACTATGCAATTCACTATTCAAAATATTGTACTAAATGTAACAACTGATAATTTTGGTGGTATTCTTTACAGTCCAGGCGATTCAATAACTTTAGACCCATCTATTGGAAATGGTAAGGCTGAAGCAAAAGTTAGTCAAACAACAACAGGATCGATAAGTGATATCGTTATTGATGTTACTGGACAACAATATAATGTTGGTGATGGAATAAAATTTACAAATAATACTAGTGATACTAGTGTTAATTCTGCTAGAGCTTTTGTTTCTGTCACGGGTGGTAGACTTTCGACTGAAGATGCAACAAGTGAAGTACCAGAAGTTATTGTACAAGAGAGTGGAACTGTTACATCTCTTGTATCAGATAAAATTTTATTAAATGGAACATCACTGCCATCAAGTATTACCGGCGAACCATATTCAGTTCTTGGAACAGATAGACGATATAGTAATGCAGAAAGTTATTATTATCCTTTATATCTTACAGAACAAAGAGCAGGGGCAAAAAACCTTGATACTGGTAAAGCAGAATTTTTTGTCTTTGAACAATATCCAGACACAGTATTTTGGGCTCCATCTAATCTTGTACAAAAATCTCAAGATACTTATTCAGATACTTTATATAATTTATTTTTTACAGATACATTAAGTTTAGATGATGGATATTCACTACGATTAGAATCTGGTAATCCAGCAACTGGCATGGATAATGAAACAGATAGTAATACTGAATCAGAACTTGGCGATTTAATTATTTCTAATGAGGTATCACTTACTAAAGATGCTTATAGCACAGATACAGATGGTGTAATTTTAGAAACAGAAACTTTAGGTAGTAATGAAGCTGGTGAAATTAATAGGATTTATTTGATTGATGGTGGGTCTGGTTATACTAAGTTACCAACTGCAACAATTTCAACAGTAAATGGTCAAGACGCTGAACTAGTTCTATTAACAAAAGACATTGGTGCTATTTCTGAAATTGAAGTTACTGATTCTGGATTTAAATATGCAACAGAGCCAGGCGTTGTGGCAAATACTAATCTAATTCTTAAAGATGTTGTTGGTTCTTTTGGAGTTGGAAACACATTACAAACACACACAGGTTCAGTTGTATCATATGATTCTGTTTCTAAAACACTAACAGTTGATTCTACTCCTACTAATAGATTGACAGGAGAAACTGCTTCAACAAGTAATGATGGTATAACATTAGAAGACAATGATATTGTTGAACTTGGCAGACCTGATCATGGTCCTGTCAACCAATTATATAAAGTTAATGATGAATTTGGTTCTGGATTTCTGATAGATGGAATTTCTGAAGAAGGTAATGGAATTGAACTTGAAAGTTTCGAAGTTGGAGAGATACTTACTGAGGCACTTGAAGTTGATGTGTATCAAATCAGTATGGAAATTGATGACATGGATGCTCCTATTGATGAGGGCATCGAATTGGAATCAGGAGTGTTTGTGTCAACAGATACATCTGGTAAATTTTTATTAAACAGTCATCGTCTGAAAGCTTTCAACAGATCAGAACGTTTTGAAGATCATGTAAAACTTGAAGATGAATCGGCTGGCACTAATATCTTTGGCGAACAGGAACAAGGTAGTCTTTTATATGATTATAGTGTTGATGACGTTAATGATAATATTTCGCTAGAAGTAGCTACGTCTGGCGGTA